TGAGGGTAACAAGGTTTTGTCTGCAGATGAGATGCTTCACATTTCAGGTTCTATTCTTATGCCAGGTGAATTTAGGGGTAAGTCACCGATTGATACTTTGCGTGAAAACATAGGTTTGGCAATTAGCCTAGAGTCTTTTGCAGCTCGCTTCTTTGGGCAGGGAACTACACAAAATGGTGTTATTGAATATCCTGGTGCGTTGACGGCAGAGCAGGCAGAGAACTTATCGAAGAGCTTTGATAGACAGCACAAGGGTTACCGTAAAGCACATAAGACAGGCATTCTTTCTGGCGGTGCAACTTTCAAACCGACTATGGTTGCTAACGATCAGGCTCAGATGCTTGACTCTCGTAGGCTTGCCGTTGAGGATGTTGCTAGAGCGTATCGTGTACCGACTGACATGATTGGTTTGAACAATGGTGGGCAGAGCTATAACAGTATTGAGCAGAAGCAGATAGCGTTTTTGAGTCACACGATTCGGCCTTGGGTGTCGAAACTAGAAGATGCCTTCTCAACTTTGTTACCTGATACAGCGTATTTGGCGTTTAGCACTGATGACTTGCTTCGTGGAGATTATGCGACTCGTATTGAGGGTTATGCGAAACTGTTGCAGAATGGTGTGCTGTCAACTAATGAGGTTCGCCGTAAAGAGAACATGCGGCCTATTGATGGTGGCGATGTTGTTCGTGTGCCTTTGACTAACGTGAATATTGCTGCGGCTTCTTTGAATGAGGATGAAACTAAAGTTGACATGGCTCAGAAACTTATTGCTCTTGGTTTTGTGCCTGAAGATGTTTTGAAGTCGCTTGGTTTGAAACCGATTCCTCATACAGGGTTGCCTACAGTGCAGTTACAAAATCCGACTACTGTGCCTGATGGCAGTTATGAAACAGGTGCTTAGTGCCTTACTTTATTGAGCAAGTCCCTACTGGCTGGAATACGGTCAAGGATGATGGTGTTGTTTTGGGTAAGCATAAGACTAAGGCTCAGGCAATTGCTCAGATGGTTGCAGTGAGTTTAGCTGAGGGTATTCCTGTTGGTGGGGAGCGAGCTGTTGATGCTACTGAGTCTTATTCTCCTCCTGCAGGTGTTGCGGTTGCTGCTAAACGTGCTTTGAAGTGGATTGATGAAGGTTTCGCTGGGGATGGGTTTACTGCTGTTGGTAGGGCTAGGGCTAATCAGCTTGCTTCGGGTGCAGACATTTCAGGTGAGACTGTCAATCGCATGATCAGTTATTTCGCTAGGCATGAAGTTGACAAGCAGGCCACAGGTTTCAATAGTGGCGATGAGGGTTATCCTTCTGCAGGCAGGGTGGCTTGGGATGCTTGGGGTGGCGATGCAGGGCAGTCTTGGGTGAATGGTTTGTCTAGTGTTTCTGCTACTCGTGCAGTTGGAGACAGAATAGGCATAAGCGATTTCGATGACACGTTGTTTGTTTCTGGTGCTCTAAATCAGACTGTGTATGACTTTATTGAGTCTCAGGATGTTGAGTTGTATGTGGTCACTGGCAGGCATGAAGCAGATCGTGATGCGACTATCACTTTGTTGAATAAACTTGATGTTGAGTATTCAAAGTTGATTATGCAACCCGATGACATGCAGGATTCGGCGAAGTATAAAGGCGATGTTGCTGCAGGTTTATTAGCTGAAGGTTTGGAAGTGGTTTTTGTGGTTGAAAATAATGCTGAAGCGAGAACCGCTTATCGTAATGCTGGTGTTGAAAATGTTGTGAACCCTGATGAGTTATCTGCAGTGAATGGAGTTAGAAGTTTGGAAGATTACAGTGTGACTGAGTTGCAGGATAAGGCTTACAAGTTGAAGGGTGATGCTTTAGAAACTATCGCTAAACTTGCTGAGACTGTGTATGAGTTGTGTGAGATTGTGGACTCGATGGGTGAACCCGTTGTTGTTGAGGAAGTTGTTGCGCCTGACATGATGCAGGAAGATAGTGTGCGTTTTGTTGAGCCATCTAAGGTTGTCGAATTGCATAAGAGGGGTGAGCGTGTTTCTTCAGGTATTGAACAGCGTATTGCTTTTCAAGATTTAGAGATTCGAGCTGAAGGCGATGGCATGACTCTTAGGGGTTATGCAGCTGTGTTCAATTCCCCTAGTCAACCGCTACCGTTTACTGAGACTATTGAGCCTGGTGCGTTTAGGGATTCTTTGAACTCTCGTAATGACATCAAACTTTTGTGGAATCACGATACGAGTATTGTTTTAGGTTCGACTCGTGCAGGGACTCTAAGGCTTGCTGAAGATGACCGAGGTCTTTATGTTGATGCTGATTTGCCTGATACTCAGGCTGGGCGTGATGCGGCTGTGAGTATTCAGCGTGGAGATGTGACTGGTTTTAGTTTTGGTTTTAGAGTGCCTGTTGGTGGCGATGTTTGGGCTAATGCTTCTGAGCGTGTGTTGAAGCGTGTGAACTTGCATGAGGTTAGTGTTGGCGTTGCTTTCCCTGCTTATCTTGCAACTGATGGCACTGCTAATGTTAGATCTATGAATGAGTTGTCTGAGAAGATTCTAAAGTTGGCTGAGATGCGTGGGGTGTCTGCGGAAGAGTTGACTGATGCTTTGCTTGCTCTTGAAGCAGGTGAAGAGTTAACTGAACGTCAGGGCGATTTGTTGACTGACACTTTGGGTAAGGTTTTGAAGAAAGACCCTGAAGTGACTACTGCTCAAAATGTTCTTGATTTGAAGAAGAAACAGCTCGATTTGTTGATGTCGAGAGTATAATAAAGTTACCCCTACTCCTCTCGTAGGTTAAAAAAGAAAACTAATTCTTTCCCTCCTAATTTGTCCTAGGGGGGTTTTCTTTTATGCGTGTATCTGCGTAGTGTATAGACTTATTTTGTCAGGTTGCGTTTATCCCCTGATCTGGTTATGTGAGTGTATCTCTGAACCTAAATAATCCCTTTACAAATAATGTTCTTGAAAGGAACAAACCATGAGCGAATTTATCGCAAAACAGGTTGATGCAAAGGCTAAGGCATGGCATGAAGCTAAGGAACTGATTGATTCAGTTGAAGCTCGTGGCGGCGTTTGGTCAGGCGAAGATGAAGCGAAATATGCTTCTCTAACCGAGGACATCAACAAGAGAAATGAACTAATCGAATTAGAGCAGCGTGAACTTAAAGTTACCGAAGCTATGAAGTCAGCGGTTGTTGACTTTGCTGGTGCAAGTGTTTCAGACAATGAGTCTGACATTCTGCGCAAGATGGCTATGGGCGAAGTTCGTGGTCACGAGTTCAAAATGGAAAAGCGTGTTATTACTGGATCTAGCACAGGTGCGCCTGTACCTACTTCCTTCTATGACCGTATAGTTGAAGTTGCTCGTCTAGTAAACCCTTTGCTTGACTATGCGACAGTTCTAAACACAACTTCAGGTGAGAACCTACAGATTCCTTCACAGGCTTCTTTCTCAACTGCAACTATCGTAGGTCAGGGTTCAACTGTTGCTGTATCTGAGCCGACTTTCAATGCTTTCGTAACTCTTGGAGCATACAAGTTCTCTGCTCTTGCTCAGTTGTCTCGTGAGTTGATTCTTGACTCAGGTGTTGACATTATCGGATTCCTTGCAGGTCAATTTGGAAATGCTTTCGGTAACGCTATCGGTGACAAGATTCTGAATGGAACAGGTAACTCTGTTGAGCCTGTAGGTATCTTGACTACTGCTGCAACTGGTGTCACTTCAACTGCTGGTTCTGCTGGTGTTTTCACAGCTGATAACGTAATTGATTTGATTTACAGCCTTGATGGTTCACTTCGCCGTCTGCCTTCTTTCGCTCTGCTTGCAAACTCTTCTTCTATCGCTGCTTTGCGTAAGTTGAAGGATGGCTCTGGTCGCTACATTTTCGATGTTGGTGTTGGTCAGGATGCTCGTGACTTGGTGCTTGGTGTGCCTGTTATCGAAGCTCCATCTATGCCTTCTGTTGGAACTGCAAGGACACCGCTTGCTGTTGGAGACTTGAAGTCAATCTATGTTCGCAACGCTGGTGGATTGCAAGTTGATCGTTCGGACGACTTCGCCTTCCAAACAGATTTGAGCACTTGGAGAGCGACTCAGAGACTTGACTCTCGCCTAGTGCAGACAAATAACATCAAAGTTTTCAAGGGTGCTGCTACCTAAGATTTGATGTAAAAGATTTCACCCCTCATTTCTGTTGCGTAGGACAGATTTGGGGGGTGTTTTCTATTAGGCTGACAGTATGACTAAATCTGTTATTTCTTGGTACAGCAATTCTCTCAATCAGCCGACTGGTTACGGTACTCAATCTAAGCAGGTCATTGAACGACTTGTTAGGGATGGCCATAAGGTGGCGATGCTTTCTAACTATGGTGGTGAAGGTGTCAATTCAACTATTGAAACTGGTTCGGGACTTATCCCTCATTACAGTCGAGGAATGACTCAATACAGCACTGATGTTTTGCCTTTACATCACGCTCATTGGAAAGCAGAAAATTCTGACCTTCCTGCTTGGGTTGTAACTTTGTATGATGCTTGGGTTTTGTTAGATAACCCTGCTCTTGATTCTTTACCGATTGCTTCTTGGACTCCGATAGATCATCAACCTGCGCCTAGCAAGGTTATGGATTGGTTGAAGAAACCTAATGTCACGCCGATTGCTATGAGTTTGTTTGGTAAGGCGATGATTGAGCAGGCAGGTGTTGAGTCAGAGTATGTTCCTCATGCTATTGACACAAACATTTTTAGACCTACTGAGTTTCTGCCTGAAGGTCAGTCTGGTAGAGAGTTTGTTGGTGGTGAAGATAAGTTTGTTGTTGGCATGAATTTTGCTAATAAGGCTGGTGGTTTTATTCACCGTAAAGCTGTTGCAGAGAACTTTCTTGCTTTCGCAATTTTTGCTCAAAGACATGATGATGTTGTTTTATATATTCATAGTGAACCTTTTGGCAAGCAGTCTGGTTTCAATTTGCCTAACATTCTTGATGCTTGTGGTGTGCCTGCAAACAAGGTGATGTTATGCGATCCAATCGCTTACAGTTACGGCATTAGTCAAGAGACTTTGGCGGCTATCTATTCGGCTTGGGATGTTGGTTTGTTTACAAGTTATGGTGAAGGATTTGGCATTGGACAGATTGAGGCACAAAGTTGTGGTGTGCCTATCGTGACAAGTAATTTCGCTGCTTCTACTGAACTTGCAGGGCCAGATAGTTTCTTAGTGAATGGGCAACCGCTTTGGGATTCAGGGCAACAGTGTTGGTTCAATGTTCCTAATGTGCAGGCTATTGCTGATGCGTTAGAGCAGGCGTATCAAAGAGGTCGTAAAGACTTTGCTGACACTATCGCTTTTGTTCAAAAGTATGATGCAGACAATGTTTATGAGCAGTCTTGGAAGCCGTTGATTCAGAAGTTGGCTTCGGCGTGAAACTGATTGTCCCTGTTTTGAACAGGTTTGATTTGCTAAAGCGCATGGTGGAGAGCATTGATGTTCAAGCGACAGTTTATGTAATCAATAATTCAGGTGAAAAACAAGATTTTGAATATGACAATCCTTTAGTTGAAATGCACTGGTTGGACATGCCTTCTAATCTTGGCTGTTCAACTTCTTGGAACTTAGGTATCAAAATGTTGCCTTTTGAGTCAAAGTGGATTATTACCAGTGCTGATGCCTACTTCTTGCCTGGCGCATGTCAAATGTTTGCGGATGCAGCTGACGATGAGATTACTCTTTGCAACAGTTTTCCTCATTGGCAAACTTGGTCTGTTGGGCAGAAAGTTATCGAAAAGATTGGTTTATTTGATGAGGGTATTCATCCTGCATACTTTGAAGATACTGAGTATGAGTGGCGTGCTAGACAGTCAGGTGTGAAGATAACTTATTTGCCTATTCCTATTGGACATGACAACAGTTCAACTATTGGTGAGCCAAAGTATTCAGCTCGTAATGGTATTTCTTTCGCTAACAATCAGATTTATTTCAATAACAAAACTGCTCAAAACAAGTTAGATCAAGGTGTTTGGAGTTTACTGACTAGAAGGACTAATTCGTGGGACTAAAGAAAACTGTTTTGATTACTGGTGCAGGTGGTTTTTGTGGACATCATTTTGTTGACCATTTCCTTGTCAATACTGACTGGGACATTATTGGTGTTGACTCGTGGAGACATAAAGGTGTTTCTGAGCGTTTGACTGATAGTGAGCATTATCAGTTGCATAAGGATCGTGTCACCATTTTGACTCATGATTTAAATTCGCCTTTTAGTGATGTTTTTATTGACCGTTTAGGGCATGTTGATTACATAGTGAATTTGGCTAGTTTGTCGCATGTCGATACTTCGATTGTTGACCCTGTTCCTTTTGTGCAAAATAATGTCAATGTTGTTTTGCATATGTTGGAGTTAGCTCGAAAGATTAAGCCTGAAAAGTTTATACAGTTTTCTACTGATGAAATTTATGGGCCGATGTATGATGGTGTTCCTCATCCTGAGTGGGATGTTGTTGTTCCTAGTAACCCTTATTCGGCTTCTAAGGCTGCTCAGGAAAGTATTGCTATCTCGTATTGGCGTAGTTATGGTGTGCCGTTGATTATTACTAACATGATGAACATTATTGGTGAACGTCAGGATGGTGAAAAGTTTTTACCTCGTATTGTGAATAGTGTTTTGAATGAAGAAGTTTTGACTATTCATGCTGATAATGATGTTCCTGGCAGTCGTTTTTATTTGCATGTTCGTAACGCTGCAGATGCGATTATGTTTATTTTGCGTAATGTTGATGCTGTTTTGTATCCTGAGTCTAGGTTGCCTGAACGGTTCAATCTTGTAGGTAAAACTGAGTTAGATAATTTGTCTTTTGCTCGTATGGTTGCAGAGATTTTAGGCAAAGAGTTGAAGTTTGAGTTTATGGATGTTCGATTTGGCAGACCAGGTCATGATCTGCGTTATGGTTTGGATGGTTCTAAGTTGGAGTCACTTGGCTATGAGTATCCTGTTGAATTTGATGAGAGTCTGAAGTCAACTGTTGCTTGGATGATTAAGCCTGAGAATAGAAAGTTTATTGAGAAGCTGTAATAAGCATATTCTGGGTTGCAGGCTAAAGATAGTTTTTAGCAAGGTAAACTAGTAGGGACTTTAGGAGTTTATTTTGGCTGTAACAAATGGGTATTGTTCTCTGGCAGATGTCAAAGCAGCTTTGCGTATAACTGACACTATTGATGATGCGTTGATTGAGAACAGCATAAATGCTGCTTCAAGGATGATTGACCAATACTGCAACCGCTACTTTTATTCAGGCAGTGCAGGTGAGGTTCGCTACTATCAGGCTAACGATGGGTTTGTGTGTTGGATTGATGATTTACAGACAATTACAGAGTTAAAGACTGCTGTAACTGATCCGACTATTTTCGATACGACTTGGGCAACTGGGGACTATCAACTTATTCCAAATAATCAACGTGCAAATGGAGCGTATTCGCCTTACACAGCGATTACTGCGACAGATAACTATTTGTTCCCTGTTTGGGCTGAGATGGCTTTAGTGAAGGTTACAGGCACGTTTGGCTGGGCAAGCGTTCCTCAACC